AGTCATGCCACGGCTCGAACTCCCAGCCAAACCACAACGGGTCGTTGTCAGCCAGTTGAATGCGGCGCTCCCGCCGTTGCAGGAGCGCCGACAATTCACCCTGCCAACCGCTCGGATTCGTGGCCATGAGCGCCCGCACCCACTTCGCCGTGGGGAGCGACATCATCGGGTGTGGCGACACTTTCAGCAGGGCAAACACCCGCTCAAGCTCCGCCTCTCCGAACGTCTGGCCGGTTTGCATCATCAGGCGAGAATCGGGTCTTTTACCTCCCAAGCGTCCATCAGCAACTGGATTTTACGCAAAGCCATATCAAGCTTTGATAAAGCGTCCTGCGTCTGCGTCGCCATGTCTTCAACCAATCCCGTCAATTGGTTGAGCCGGCCCATTTGTTGGTCCAGCGCTTCGCTGGTATGGGTACTCGCTAGTTCCACGTCCATGCTTTGGGCGTCCAATTGTTCCGACTCGACGCTTTGCGGCGGTTCGGGGTTTTCTTCCGGCTCTCCGGGTTGTTCGACGGGCATATACATCACCTGCTCAGGTCGTTCCCGCTTGACCTCCTTTTTCCCACCCTTGCGCTCGATTTCATCCTGCATCCACTCATCCGCTATTTTCTCGTCCACAAACAGCGGGCCTCTCCTGTCTCTTGGCGTGGTCATCAGTTTGACGGAAGGGATGTAACCATAACGATGGGCGTGTGCTATGTTACACTTACCATAATACTTGTTTTGGTTGACATAGCCTGTAGGCACTTGTGACAGGTTGATTATAGTTTTCGTTTTATACTTACGGGCTTTCCACTTCGCACTGTTCGTTATGCTAATTTTGTTCATCTTGTTAGTTTTGTTGTTGTTTGCATTTTGCCGCCTCCTCAATTCCCAAAAGCCATTCCAGCGCCAGCCGCGCCGTGGTGTGCCGCTGCCACGCCAGCACGTCCAGACAGGCCGCGTCCTCGTCCTCGCCCGGCGGGAGCCCCTGCGCGAAATACGTCGCCGTCCGGGCCATCACCCACGCGTGGACCGGTCGCGGTTGCCGGAACACATAGCCGCGCAGCAGGTCCGATTGCTCCTGGGGCAAAGTCGTGTCCTTGCCCGGCATGAGAACGTCGCCGGTCGGCACTTCCCCGTAGCGGTCGCGGTGGCCCTCCTGCTGCCGCTTCCACTCGGCAATGACTGCGTCCCGATTCGCCTTCACGACCGCCAGCAAGTCGGCCGGCACTTTTGCGCCGCGAACTCGCGCCTTGCCGTCCTCCACCACGAGCGTTGCGCCCGCCGCGTGCAAGGCGTCGATGATCTCGGCCGGGGTCATATTTCCTCGTCCATCTGCTCCACGCTGCGCTTCGCGTAACACACGGGCCTGCGCCGCTTGTCCTGCGTGTTCCAGGGCGAGCATTCCAGAAATTGCAAGCTGTCGTAGTGAAACCACAAGTGCCGCGCCGGACAGTCGCCGTCGCCACCGCGTTGCGCGTCAACGATGAAGTAGGCATCATGCTCCAGCACCAGTTTCGTAAACTCCTCCTTCTGCTCTGGCGGCAGTTTTTCCAGCATCGTAATCATCTGATTCCAATAATCCTTGACGGCCTGCGGTTGCTCGCTTTCCGGCGCGCCACCGAGCAACCGCTTCCACTCCGGTTCCTTCTCGCCCGGCCGTTCTGCAATCCACTTATCCGTCAAGGCTTGGAAAATTTCCTCCAGCTTGTCCTGCTTCCCGCGATTCCGCCAAACCACGATCACGTTGAACGCCAGATTCGTAATGTCCGCGCTCCCGGACACGTCGTAGCGTTTCGGGATGATTGCCTCGCCGCGGCGGTCGTTAGGCTTTTTGCTGTGGGCCACCAAATGGACATGCGTGTTATACGTTTGCGCGAAGGTTATAATCCGGTCCATGAACGTCTTTTGCGCCTGCCATTTCTCCTGCCCGTCGCCGCCCAGGCCGCTGAAACGCATCAGGCTATCCAGCACAAACTGCCGCACGCCGTAGCGACGATAGGCATAAAGCATCACCTGCAACACGTCCTCTATCTCCGCATTGCCCACCGCGTCATACACCCAAACCTTGTTGGCCAGCGGTTTCAGGCAGCGTTCGCGGAATTGCGCCTGTTCCTCCACCGAACACACATCGCGTTTCGCCTGACTCATGCGAATGAGTTTCCGGTACGTGTCTGGTGCCTGAATTTCCAGCGAGCAAATCAACGCCTTCTCCCCCTGCCAGCACAGGTCAACGACGCAATGGTTTAACACCTCCGACTTACCGTGCTTGTTATAACCCGTCCAGACCGTTACCTCCCCGTAGCGGAAGCGGAACGGCAGGCTGCTCCCGTAGTGGTTCCCCCACGGCAACAGCAACCCCAATTGCTCCGTCCCGGTCGGGTGCAACTTTTGCCAGATGGCTTTTTCAAATTCATAAATGCTTTTCAACTTATCCGGCTTGATGATCTCCGCAGTGGTTACGCTCGCCTTGATAACCGTGGCCGAAAGTCCCGCCTGCAAACACTCGTTGATGTCCTTGTACCTCATGCCCCGGCCCTTTCAGGTAATCGCACGATGTCGGCCCGCACGATGTCCAACCGGCTGACAATCTCCATTACTTTCATGCGGCCCGCCGCGTCCTCGTCGAAGCTGATGTGAATTTTTGAAAATCGCTCCAACCATTCCCAGCAAAGGTCGATCCAGCCGGTGTATTTCGCGCCGCCGGGCACGCTCACCGCCGCGAAGCCATAAGTCGCCCAAGTGATGGCATCAATCTCCCCCTCGCAGATCACCAGTTCACCTCCTTTGGCGTATTGCGCCTTCACCAGACTGCTTTCCATCCCGAAGAGGATGTTTTTGCCTCCGGACGGATCGCGCCACTCGATTTTTTTGCCCTCCGGACGGTCCACCTTTACCACCTTGCAAAATTCAAACAGCGCCTTCTCGCGGTTGGCTGGCCAGTTAGGCGGACGCCACTTGTACGCGAACGAGTACGCTTCGCCGTCAGCGGTTTCGCCCACGCTGTAATCCAGCAACAGGGCCACGGGCAGCTTCCGCTTCTCCGTGAGGTACTTCATGGCCTTGCCCTCGGGATTGAGCGGGCGATATTTTTCCGGGTCGAACACGCCACGCGATTTTTGCGCGGCGGCCTTCACTTCCGGCGGTTGGTATGGCTCGCGGGTGACTGGCAACACGATCCCTGATTCATTCGCCACCAGCCGCAACGCTTCCGGGAACGTAATTCCCTTGCGCCGCATCACCCATTCGTAAATGTCCCCGCTCGCATCGCAACCGAAGCAATGGAATGCCCAATGGCCGTCCTTGAGGAATACCGTGAAGCTGGGCGTGCTGTCCTCGTGGAACGGACACTTGGCCTTGAACTCGTTCGGCCCCCCGGTCAGGAGAATGCCGTCGCGACAAATCCACTCTGCCAAATTGACGGCGGCTTTGATCCGCTCCTTTAATTCGTCTCGGTCATTCATAAGTCATTCCGCGCGCATCATGTCGATGGTCAGCTTGACGTTCGTGTTGGACGGCGGCGGTTCCCCCACTCCCCGCGTTGGCGCGCCGGATTTATTTTTCAGCCAGTTCTCCCGGTCCTTCAGCCAGAAGCCCAGCCAGCGTTTTCTCCAGTCGGCGAGTCGGCCAGCCCGCAACCAAGTCCGGTCCTGCGTCGTTTTCTGGTGCTGATGCTCCGCATAGTCGGGGCACACTCCTGACATTTCAGCCCACGTCCTGACTTCCGCCACGCTCGGTATCTCAGCCGCCGCCGCCTCTGCTGCTGGTTCTTGGTTGTTGGCTCTTGGCTCTTGGCTCTTGGCTAATGGAACGCGCGCGCGCGTGGCATTGCCTTCGCATTGCGGACGCATTGCGTCTGCACTGCGTTCGCAATGCGTCTGCATTGCATCTGCATTGCGTTCGCATTGCTGTCGCTGTGCATCCGCAGAGCGTTTGCTCTTCCAGCGCGTATTCGCCGCCTCCACGTTCTTCACTTTCTTTGCGTGCCACTCGGCAATCTCCCGGCTGGCCCGGCTGTTAAACCGACCGCCGTCCGTCGGCGGGAAGAATTCCGCGACCACGGCATCAACTGCGCGGCGCTCCTGCGCGCTCCTGGCGTGGCAGATACGATAGACGGTCTCCCGGTCATCAGGCAGCGGGCGTTCGCTCGCGTAGGACCAATCCAGAAGCACGGTATAGGCCCCGTGTTGCAAGAGTGACAAATGCCCGGTGTCCTTCGCGTAGTCGCCGATATGGCGGTTGTAGTAGTGCATGATTCAGCAGATTTTCTGCCCGCGCCACTTGGGGATTGCCCCCACCAGATCAAAGATTTTCTCCCGGTCAGTCCGGCTGGCTTTCAGTTTCGTATTGAGCATGAATGTGCGGTTGTCCCGCACCTGCACAGTGACGAGGTTGTTGGGGTTGCTGGGGTCTGTGCCGGGCACGTACGCAATCACGATGCGCGGATTTTTTACGGGCACCGCCCACACCAGCAGAGTGACCGTCGTCCGCTCGACGGGCGGCGCGGTCTTTTTGGAAATTAGATTTTTTACGGCTGTCATGGCGGTTTTCGGCATGGAATTTCTTCTTTTGTGATTTCAATTTTCCGAACCCATCGGATCGGGTTGACCGACGGCCTCGGGGGTCGGCTCCCCCCCCGCCCCCTCGGACGGGCTGGTGGCTGGCGCTGGGGGATGGTCCGGGGTCGGTCGGTCGGTCGGCGTCAGTGTGGCCCTGTCGGCCGGTGTCAGGCTCGGCGGCTCCGGTCGGGTCAAAGTTGCATCCAAAGCTGCATCCACATCATGTTCATCCGCGATTTGCTGGCGTTTCTGCACATTTCCCACGGATCTACAATCCTCGTGACCCAAAACCACCTCCGAATTGCAGACCGGCAGCTTCTCAAACGCGGCATTGATCGCCGCCTCCGACAGTTCGTCACCCAGGACGGGCTTGGCCGCGCTGATCGAAGTCGGCTCGCCACGAGCCAGCGCCCTTTTGTCGAACATTATCGCCACTCCAACCGGTATTTGGACGGCGGGGATTTTTCCCTCCTCCAGTGCGTCGCGGTAGGCGGCCACGCCCGCCTCGATGGCATCCTCCATCGCGTCCGTGACCCTTTGTACATAGGGGGCCATTTTTCCCT